GGCATCGCTCAGGTCGGCACGGCGCAGGTCGGCACCGCGCAGGTCGGCATCGCTCAGGTCGGCACCGCGCAGGACAGCACCGCGCAGGACGGCACCGCGCAGGACGGCACCGCGCATGTCGGCACCGCTCAGGTCGGCACCGCGCAGGTCGGCACGGCTAGCGAATGCTGCCTTTACCGCCATCCCCAGCTTCACGCCGGGCGCCAGTTCAGCAGCGCACTCGATTTCGATCTGGAGCGGAGGGAGGCTGGAGAACCAGCGGCGGGCGATAGTGATGACTTCAGGCATGGTCGTGGGCCTTCTGAGGGCGCGCGACAACAGAGCCGTCGAACCGCTTGGTCCGGGTCTTGTCGAAGCCGCGTGATTGAATGGAGCCGTGGCCGCGCTTCTGGCGGCGGGCGTACTGGCCGGTCTCGCCAGCCTGGGCCTTGGCCTTGGCGATGCGGGGCGTATCCTGTTCGTCCGTCTTCTTGCGGGCGCAGGGCTTGCGGTAGAGGGCGCGGTTATCGAGCGCGTTGGTGCCCAGCAGGGCGAGGGCGCGGAGGTGTTCGTCTATGACGCCCTCGGTCATGGGCTGGAGCTTCTCGCCACATCCGCAGGCGCAACGGCCTTGCTGGTCGATCATCAGCTGACCGAACTCGGCGCGGGTCAGCGGGCGGCGCTTCTCGATCTGGGCGGCGGGCGGAAGGGTCATGCCGCCGCCTCCAGAATCATGACAGCGTTTGCCGAATGAGCATTCCTGTTGAGATTGTTGGCGGTGGGCCCGACTGGCCGGCCTGGGTTCAAGCCGTAGGGTCCGTTCTCGCTATCGTCGCCGCTGTCGGCGTCATCCTTTTGCAGAAATGGATCGCCGATAGAGACCGTGCCAAATCGCAGGGGGAGTATGTTGCCTTGGCTGTGGGCCTTGCCCGTCAAGCCGCTCAACTCGTCAGAGACATCGAGCGGACCCTGGACATTGGTAAGCTTGCCATTGATGCGAAGAATGCCGATGACGTCGCTGAGAGTCTTGATCGGCTTCCATATGATCGAATGCCGACTGCCGAGTTTGCGCTTGCGTACGTCAACGTTCGTCGTGCAGTCCGTTTCTACGGGCTCCAGTACGAGCAGGTTCAAGGCCTGTCGGATAGCCAAGTCGCAATTGCTTTGGCGGCAGGCATCCGAACCAAGCTCTTCAATCAGGCTCAGGCTGTCTTTCTTCAGGTAGAGCGCCTCGAGCGTGAGGCAAATGTACTCGGCGCAATTCGAGAGGCCGATGATGACGCCGAAATCCATTCGCGTATCAGGGCGCACCGCCAGCGCATGGGACACGAGTAGCACTCAACCCTCCTTCGCGGCTTGAATGGCGGCTTCGAGTTCGCGGGCCTTCGCCATGTCGGTGGCCTTGAGGACGGCGAACTTCGCCTGCTCCTTCCGGTCGGTTTCGAGAGCTTCGATCTGCTCCGGCCGCAGGAAGGGCAGGTCAGCGATCAGACGGTCTGCCCAAGCGATGGTGTCGACAGCCAGTGACGTCCCTTCATCGGCGTCGGCCGCAGCGCCGCTGGCTGTCGTATCCTCGGCGGGGGGAGGATCGCCGGGGAAAGGGTCGCCCGCGTCTGACGGGTCGGAGGCGGGATCAGACGCGGGCTTATTCAACGCGGCGTTGGAGGGGGGCACCGGGTCGAAATCGGGGATGGTGTCTTCTGGATCGAGGCCATGGACGGCCGAGAAGCCTTCGCGCGGCGCGTCGTTCGGCGCGGCTAGGCGGGAAGCGAGGTTCGGGCGCTCGGTTGGGACGGCGCGGGCCGTGATGTTCTGATAGTCCTCGACCTCTTCGCGCACCTGGAAACCGCGAAGCATGTCTGCGCAGCCGTCGCGCAGAGCCCAGGCGCGGGCGCGCATCTGGAGCATACGTTTCGGATACTGCTGCCAAGGCCCTTGCTTGTTCCAGAGGCCCGCCTTCTTGGCGTCGGAGACCGAGAACGAGCGGGCGATCGTCTCGCCAGTGTCGGGCCGCGTGACCTCGCAATGAGCTACGGCCGTGTCACCGTCCCCGTCGATCCATTCGCGAGCCTTGATGCCTTGGGCGCGAGCAACGGCCATCAGGCCGTCACCCCAGAGCGTCGGGCGGTTGTTGACGATGGCGAACGACTGGAGGGCTTGAAACGGGGCGAGACCCAACTCGGCGCCCGCCATGATCGCGACCATGACCTGTTCCGGCTTGTCGAGGCCGCGCGGTGCGAGGCCAGACGCTGCGATTGCCTGGGCGACACGGAAAGCCTCGTCCAGCGATTGCGGGACCAGCGCGGCGACCGCGCCGCCGGCCATGATCGCCGGCTTGGGCGCAGCCGGCCGGGTTGCGGGGACTTGAGCGTTCATGCCGCGATCTCGCTGTTGGGGGTGTTGTCGTTTGCTTCAGCGGCGATGACCTCAAGCCGCTGGTCGATCTGCTTCGCCGCCCAAGGCGGGAGGGTCAGGTATTCGGCGTCTTGGCGATCACCGCCGGGGCCGGGCCAGACGCCCGTTTCCACGCAGTGCGCGAACTGGTCGATGGCGCGGCGCAGCTGCATCCGGCCCCGGTCCAGATCGGCGCCGGTCAGCACGGTGACGCGGACGCAGTGGGGAGGGGCTTTCTCCACCCAAACGAGGGCGAACTCTTCCATCGGGCGGCCGAGAACGGCTTCGGAGGCCATGCCGACCAGGGCGGCCTGCATGTGGTAGCCGAATCCGGCGAGGGACCGCTCCAGGTCGTCGTCTGCCACGCTAGCGGTCGTCTTCAGGTCAGCGAACAGGCCCGAGGCGTTTGGCACCACGTCGGGGCGGCTCTTCAGCCAGACGCCGGTCTGCGCGTCTTTCCAGAGCAGGGAGCGTTCGACGAAGCCGTCCAAGATGCCCTGCTCGACCAGAGGGTGACGGGCGAGGGCTTCGGCCATGCCGGTGACGGCGGCCAAGTCGGCATCCGTGATCACCGTCTTGCCGGCTGCGATCATGTCCTCGCGCCACTGTTTGGCGTCCTTGGTCCGCCAGTCCGACCATTGCTCGGGCCGGGTCACGAACTCTTCGGACAGACCCTCGGAGCCTTCCAGCAGCAGCTTGTGCGCCAGGCGGCCGAGAGCAAAGGCTGGGCGATCCGGCTGCGGCGCCCGCTTCGGGTTCAGGGCGCTGTCGACGAAGTAATGCGCCGGGCTCTGGCTCCAGATCGTCCGCAGACCGCTGGAGCTGATCGACGGGCCGACCGTAGGCTGGCCGTGATAGATCTCGATGGGCAGCGAGTAGACGCCCGGCTCGCTGATCTTGCCCGACAGGGGCATGGGCAGGGGATGGTGCAGGGTCACAGCAACCACCAGAGAGAGCCGAGGACGACAGCGCCCGCGGCGAGTTGAAGGGAAACCCGGATCAGGTTCACGGGCAGGCGGCGCGGCTGGAAAGGAACGGCGCGCGGATCGCCGGGGCGGACCTGAGCAGCCAGCTCGCGATAGCGCTCGCGCACGGCCTCCCACGGATGTGGGGGGATGATGCGGAGGTCGGCCATCGTCATGCCGCCCTCGCCATGCTCGCCGGGGGCAGGGGATCGTTCTCGGCCTCCCGAGCGTCGCGAATGGCCCAGGCCAGTGCATTGACGACCGGGATCAGCAGGCCGGGGTCTTCTGCCGCAGCCAGCTCACCGGCGAGGCGCAGCATTTCCTGCGTGGCCTGATCGACGGTCATCCGGCGTCGGGTGCGGCGGTCCAGAATCTTCGGACCTTCGACTACGAATAGAGGCTGGCGGCTCGGAGGGACCAAGGCGAGGTTCACGTTGCCGGCCTTGGCGATCCCAGCGACGACGCCGGGCATGATTTCGGAGATATGTTGCATCACGCAGCGCTCCTCAGAGGCTCGAGGGCCGAGGCGAGCATGTCGCCGGGAACGGTGATGACGACGCCAGCGAGGCCGTTCTCGATCTGCACGTCCCACTTGCCTGCGCCGCTGTTGGCCGGGGCGAGGATGGCGCCGCGCGCCAAGCCGTTGATGACGGCTTCACCGATGAAGGCGAGGGTGTATTGGCTCCAGCGAGTCTCGATGAGGGCGCGGCCCCAATCGCCCAGACCAGCGCCAACAGGGCGCACGATGCGCGCAGGGATCAGGACGGCTTCGCCGGGAGTGAAGGTTGCCAGGCCCATTACGCAGCCCATCGTGCTTGCGCGGCTTGGGCCTTCAGCGCGGCGCGGACGGCCTCGCAGTCCACCGGCGGCTCGTAACCCATGGCGTCGCGCCACAGGTCTTCCTTGCCGGACCAGTTCGCGAAGATCGAGCCGGTGGACATGCCAGCGGCAGCGGCGATGTCGCGAATGGTGACGGGCGCATAGCTACCCGCCGGGGCCCAGAGAACGCGGGCGGTGTGCAGCAGCTTCTCGCGCGTCGCCGCCTTGGCGAGCTGGCGCTTGTTCAGCTTCGGGGCGTCGTCGTTCGCTGCCAGGTCAGGCGCTTGGACGCGGTCGTTCGTGGATTGGATGGACATGAGGTCTCTCCGGTTGATGGAGAAACTGATACTACGGTATTCCGTAAGTCGCAAGAGCTGATTACGATTTTCCGTAATGTAGCTGCGCGGCGACAATACCGGTCGTAGGTCACCGGTCGGCGACTCGACTTCTGGGCGCGAACGTTGATTCGTTAACGCGAGGATGGACGGGAAGGAGAGCCGGAATGGCCCGAAAGACGATCTATTGCGCGCAGGCCTTTTGGCATCGACGGGGAGGCTTGATAGGCGGCGAGGTTCATCAGTTTTTGAATCGCGAGCGCGCGGTCGAAGGCGGTCAGGCCCTTTTCACGGGTGCCCACGGCGTCGCCGTGTTTTCGGTTGTGGGCTATCCTGACATCGACCTTTGGGAAGAGCCCCGCATGGTCGAGGTGTATGGCGACGTTCCAGCTATCGAGCCCGATCCTCCTCCAGGCGATTTCGCCTACTTCAAGATCGACTGCAGTGCTGCCGGAGATGTTTGGACCCAGGTGGACCCGTGGGCCGTTGATGGGGTGGACGAAGAGGCAGCGTGACTCGACTTCATATGTTCGCCTGGATAGCGTTGTTCTGCTTCTGGGGAGGGGCGAATGAGGCTTCTGGTTTTCGCGGCTTTGGTCGCAGTCTTGGCCATGCCGCTGGTGGCTACGGCCCACCCGGGCGGCTTGAACGCTGAAGGGTGCCACAACGACCGGAAGAACGGCGGCTATCACTGCCATCGGGGGAGCAGCGGCGGTTCGTCTCGGTCTGCTCCACCTAGCCAGGCGCGCGGGCTTGTGGGTTCCGGCTCGAGCTCGGGCGGCGCGTTCAGGAACTGCGCAGAGGCGAGGGCGGCCGGCAAGGCTCCGGTGCGTCGAGGACAGCCGGGCTACGGGCCGCACTTGGACCGTGACGGCGACGGCGTGGGCTGCGAGCGGTGACGCAGAACAAGGCGCCATCAGGAAGAGCGTTCTGATAAGCTCAGTCTGGGAGGAGACGAGCTATCGATAGCCACAAAACCAGCTTTAGCCTGCACGGGCCGGAGGACGCGGAGGCCGTCGACTACAGGTATCTGTGGTTTAGCTGGGCTGCGTTCGTCTGCGTCGTCATCGTGCTGGGGGGCTTTTTCGACACCAGCGGCCCGCTGCTGGTTGGGGTGATGTACACCTTCGTCTATCTGCCGATACTTGCCGTGCGCTGGTGGCAAGACCGACACCACATTCGACTTCGTCCGCGAAAGATAGTCGCAGTGGTGCTGACGATGTTCCTGCTGGCTGTCCTGGGAACCGTGATCGCAGCTCTAGGTATCTTCTTCGTTCGGCTAATGTTGGGTAAGGCCTAGAGCAGCCATGGATGAAGACGACGACATCGACCCTTCAGACGACCCGATCTATCGGGCTGGCGTGCTCATGGGCAGGAACCAAGCCCTGACCGATGTCATGGAGCGTCTGTTCTCGCCTGACGCCGTGTCGGCCGAGAAGACTGTTCGATCCCTTCACGCTTGGGTCCAGCAGACCATGGAAGAGGTGAGGGTCGAGATGCAGCTCGTCTTTGCGGAGTGGGACGACGAGGACGACGCCTAACAAAAACCCCGCCTGGTGGGGGGGCACGGTGCATTGTTGAGCGCGGCAGGTTCGCGCAGCCTGTTGTCTCGTAACGGAGACGAACAGATGATTGCCCTATCATATAGAGCCGAAGCCCATGAGCGCATTTATCAAGGGCTGACCCAAATGCCGTCTTTTGAGTGCGCCTTGGTCACTCAAGCTCTAAAGAATTCCCCAGCCATGCTACCTATCGATGGAGATGTTGGGCGTGAGGCCGACCAACTTCGCCGCAACCTACTGCGCGGATTTGGCGACGATCCGGGCTAATTGAGATGATATCTATTGGGGCGATCCCCAATTTTGCTCACAGCCCAGCCCTTTACGCTCACCGATTCGTCAAAAAAGCTTTCGTCAAGAGCTTTACCTGCGATTAGGGATGTGTACCTCTTCATGTAGCTGGCGACCGTGCGCTAGACACTAGATGAAGTGTCCGCCATCGTCGTCTTCACCCAACGAAAAAGCCGCCGGGATCCTACTCCCGACGGCCTTTGCTTCGATGGGTTTCCAAGGGTTGGCGAGGCCCGTCTCAGCGCTAACACCGTGAATTCTTTCACGGGCTGAGGGCCTCGTCAATCCATCACTTTGAAGCCCGGACGCCGGGCAGAAAGGGATGGCGATGCAGTACGCCCTCCAAGTTTTTGAGACCGAAGACAACTTCGACTTCCGCATTGTTGATCGTGACGGCGAGCCCTGGTTCGTCCTCGTCGATGTTTGCCGCGCGTTGGATCTCCGCAATCCTAGTGATGCCGCCTCCCGGCTAGATGCTGATGAGAAAATGACCCTCGCTCTGACCGAGGGTCAATCAGGCGTCCGCGGCGGGGCGCGTTCAATGACGATTATCAACGAGTCAGGCCTGTTCTCGTTGATCCTTCGATCGGACAAACCTGGGGCTAAGCGGTTCAAGAAGTGGGTGACTTCCGAAGTTCTGCCTTCAATCAGGAAAACCGGAAGCTACGGCGGCCGCGTGCCGACCTTCATCAAGCGATACAATGAAAATTGGAACCGGATCGAACAGGGGCATTTCTCGGTTCTGAACGAACTGGTTATCCGCGTTTGGGGGCGCTTAGAGCAAGCGGGGCACTTGATGGCTGACAAGGCTCCCGACGGCACGGAATTGCGCCCCGACTCGAGCGTAGGGCGCTGCTTTTCAGACTGGCTAAAAAAGAACCATCCGACGATCTCTACATCATTTTCCTATTACATCCACACGACCGCCCAATGGGAGGGCGAGGTTCGGCAGTACCCGATGTCAATGCTACCCCTCTTCCTGGAATACGTGGACACGGTCTGGATACCCCAGAGAGCGCCTGAGTACTTCAAGACCCGCGACCCTGCGGCTTTGCCTTACCTGCCGAAATTGCTTCCCGACCCCTCGCGGCCCAAACCGGGAATGATGAGGCGGCCAACGCTCCTTGGTTATCGGAAGCGGAAGCCATAAGCACCTGGGGAGGCTTCGGCCTCCCCTCTCACCCAGCCTTAGCCATGCAGTCAGCAACCTGATGCGTCTGAGGCTATCGTCGCTCAGAAGAGCCTATCGGGCCAAGTCTCTAGCCGCTGACAAGCCCCTTCGAAGCGCGCCAGTGACGTGGTGCGACTTTTGTGGGTGACGTCGATTGCTCCCGTCCGCCGGTCAATGATGACAGAGGGCCTGTTTATCCAATTGTACGAGAGGCGACCCCGAATGACATCGGGGGTGATGACGGTGTCTGTTAGGGTTCGCCATCCATCATCGCCACGACCCGCAATGGCGGGCTCCATGGATGGAGGCATCTTTACGCGCACGACATCCCCGTCGATTTCGACATGCAGGCGTTCATTGATCCGTTGAATATCGTTGAGCCGGGAATGTGCGTTTTGGCTGTGAAAGCCATCTGCATATTGGCTGTTTGGGGTCTGCGCTGGGGTGGTGATGCTGACCCCGTCGCAAACCAGCATTATAGCTGTGAGTTCAGCGATCATGTCTCGTCCTCAGTCCGCCGTCAGCAGCAGGTGGCGGCGGATAGTCGGCAGTGAATGTTTTATCCGTCCGTGCCTGTGCGTCGCGCCTCGGCCCGCTCAGCTACCTTCGCTTCCGCTGGGCGCACCACAGACAGGGCGGCTTCCAGCGCGGCCGTGTCGACGTCGTTCGGATCAAAATCCAGGATGAATCCGGCTGTCGTTTCCAGCGGCGCGGCCAGGCGCCGAAGCCACTTGTCCGACGGAGGCCGAGGCGTAGTTTCAAGCAGTTCGATCGTGGCCGGCGGCACACCTATCTTGTCCGCCAGCTCGTCGATTGTCATGAAGCGAAACTTGCGCCAGGCCGCGAGATGGTTGCGCTCAGGCTCCTCCAACTCGGAGCCGAAAATGTCTTCCACGGACAGGTCGAACGCGCGGGCAATCTTGGCTTCATTGACACCCGTTAGGCTGGCCGTCTGCTTCCCCGTGCCGTCTCCGACGTAGGACCGGATGGTGTTGTAGGACACGCCGGATGCACTGGCCACGCGGCTCTGGTTGAGGCCGCTCGCCTTCATCCAAGCGATAAAATTCTCGCGTCGAACATCCTGGAGTGACATTGCCTGTAAGTGTTGCAGGCAATACGGATTCCCGTAACCGCGAAGTTCCGTAGTTCCTGTTGCAAGCATCTACGATATTCCGTAGATATGGGCCATGAACCACGTCACCACGGCCCTAACCGAGATTGAGCGTGCCGCCAAAGCGGAGGGCCTAGCTGCGCTCTCCCGTCGATCCGGCGTCCCATACACCACCCTGATCGATTGGCAGAAAGCAGGTTGGCGCCCCCGCGCGGTGGCGACTCTGGAGCGTTTGGCCCTCGCGGCGGCGGCCATCCCGGCCAACGACGACGCCCCCGCCAGCGAGGCGGCGTGACATGCTGTCATCGGCCGCCCTCCAGTTTCGACGCCAAGAGGCCCTGATGAACGCGGGCACGGTCTACGGCCTGATTATTGGTGCCAACGAACTCGCCGTCCAAGGTCGCGAGACGGATGCGCTGAAGGCGCTGGCGACGATCACCGGCGCGCTGCCGTTCGAGATCGATGCGATCCGCGAAGTCCTCGCCGCCGAGCGAGAGGCCGCAAAGGCGCGTGACCTGACGCAGCGGACGCTGGCCCCCTTCTTCCCGCGCGTACCCGCTGAACAGCCTGACGCCGCGAATGACGAAGCTCAATCGCCTTCTCCCGAACAACCAAGCCCGACCGTCGCCTGATCATCGGGGTCGGTCGCCCCTGAACGAAACCTTGGCCTTTAGGGCAACAAATGAAGAACTTCGCACCGATGAAGCCCCGCGAGCCCGGCACTGTCTGGGAGGCGATCAGCGACGCCATGAACCAACTCGGCGGTGCCGAGAGGATGGCGACCGCTGCTGATCGAAAGGTCTGGTGGGCCTACACTGTGAGCGACGAGGACGCCTCGGCCAATGCTCGCACGGGGCTGTCGTTCAGCGACGCCTGCAAGCTGGCCGAGAAGGGCGGAACCGCCTTGGCCGAACACATCGCCTTGCGCGCTGGCGGCGTCTTCATCCCGGCTGAGGTGATCGACGACGCAACCCTCAAGGCTGAGCTGGCGAAGTTCTCGGCCGAGAGCGGAGATCTAGTCTCCGAGATCATTCGTCGGACCGCAGACGACGAGTTCTGCCGCCGTGACGGCGCCGCATCTCTACCGCTGGTGAAGGGCGCGCTGCGCTCGCTGCTGTCGCTCTACCACCAGTGCAAAGCGCGCGCCCAACAACGCTGACCGAACGGGACCGACCGCCCCGTTGAGCGGTCTTGATGGAGGGCCAGATGGCCAAGAAGCTCGAAGCTGACAATGACCAATACTCCGACGTGCAAGGAACGATCGGCGCCATTCCGAACGAGCCGGACAACGGCATGCCGTCGCACGACGACATCCGCATGGCCGCGAACGAAATGGTCCAGTGGAACGAGAAGCGGAAGAAGCTGACCGCTGAGATCAGCGCCTTCCGCAAGGGCCTCAAGGCGAAGGGCATCAAACTCGGCGTTCTCGACGAACAGGTCCGCCTGCTCGAATGGACCCCGGAAGAGGTCAAGCAGTTCTACGCCGAGCGCGACTGGTTCGCTGAGGCCATGCGCCAGCCCATCGGTTCGCAGTTGGAACTGTACGGCACCGACGCGACGCCTGACCCGGTCCGCGAACAGTTGAAGTGGCGCAACATCGGCTTCCGCGATGGTCTGGCCGGCAAGGGGTGGGCGAACGAGGCGCCCAAGGAATGCCCGCACGACTGCGTCCAGTCCTATGGGGAAGGGCATGAGGAAGGGCAGGCCACCGTGCGCCGCGCCTTTGCCGCCCGCTTGGCCCAAGCGCCGGTCGCCGAAGATGACGACCAGATCGACATCGAGGACGTGGCCAACGACCGCGGCGACGACTCTATCGAAGACGAGGCCGCCTGATGTCGGGGCTGGCCTTTACCATTCCGGGCGACCCTCGCGGTAAGGGCCGGCCCCGCGCCACCGTGTTCAAGGGCAAGGACGGCGCTCCGGCACGCGCCCGGATGTATTCGGACTCCAAGACCGTCAGCTACGAGAACCTCGTCAAGATGGCGGCGTCTCAAGCTCTTGGTGGCCGCGCGCCCCTCGACGTGCCCCTGACGGTCGTCGTCACAGTCCGCATGACTCCGGCAGCGTCCAGCAGCGCCAAAAAGCGCGCCGCCATGCTGTCGGGCACCATCGTTCCGACCAAGCTTCCCGACCTCGACAACGTCGTGAAGGCCGTTCTCGACGGCTGCAACAAGGTCGCGTTCAGGGACGACGCCCTGGTCGTCAGCCTGATCGCTCGCAAGCGCTACGCCGAAGTTGCCGGCGTCGATGTCGAAATCCGTCCCACCATTCTGAAGGCCGCAGCATGACCCATCACGGCAATAACGACCCATGGCCTGATCATCAGGTCGACGCCCTCAAGGCTCTCTGGGCCGAGCGAAAGAGCGCTAGTGAGATTGCGAAGGCGCTGGGCAACAAGTCGGGCGCGGCGGTGCTGGGCAAGGCTCACCGCCTCGGCCTGAGCGAACGGACGGCTCCAGCGAACTTCCAGACGCATACCAGTACGGCCCAGGCCGCGCGCCAGCCGAAGGCTCCGCCTGTCAAACGCATCCGGGCGACCGGCGGCATCAAGATCGACAAGCCTGCGCCGGCGTCCAGCTTCGGGCGGTTCGCGCCTTCCAGCCCAGCCGAAGCAGCGAAGAAGCGCGAGCATTTCGCCAAGCACGGCGCCGGGATCATCGACGGCTTCGCTGAAGCTGCGAATGACACTTCGATCCTGCTGATCGAGCGCCGCCGGTTCCAGTGTTCATGGCCGGTCGGAGAGATCTCGGGCGCCGGGCAGATGTGCTGCGGTCAGCCGGTCGACCCCGCCGCTACTGGCGCGACCGAGGCCTATTGCCCGACCCACCACAAGCGAGCGGTCGGCAGGATGCTTGCCGCGTCCAAGGCATTTGGGTCTGACGAGCGCCGCCAGGCCCGTCGCGCCGAGTCCACCCCCTGGGATCAGGGGAGGGCTGCGTGAGCCAGCGCGAGAAGTACCTCGTCGAGCGGATCGATCGCAGCCGGGAGAACGCGACCAACCAACAGGCTCGCTCCTCTCGCTCGATGTTCCTGCGCATGACCGCGCGCCGGACAGTGCGCTCGCTCATGCAGGACGTGGCCGATCCGAAAGAGCAGGCCGCGCTCCTCGGCGACCTGATCGACATTGCCGCTGAGTTCCGTTGGCCCCTGATCGGCCGCGTCGAGACCGCCACGGCGCTGAACTCAGTCGCAGCCGACGTCTGCGCCATCTATCGCCTGCCCAAGGCCATGAAGAACGCGGCCGCAGAACACGCCTGGAGCAGGCTGACGGCGGCCAATGATGGGGGCGAGGAATGAAGCCCCAAGTCCTGATCCATTGGGATGCGACGGGAATGCAGCGGACCGGCGCCACCGAAGGCGTCGAGGTTGTCTACGTCGACGAGCGCGTCCCGCACGACCGCGTCTACCGCAGCATGGGCAGCGTCACTCCCGAGCTGATCGAGCTTCTCGCCTCCGGGCGGTTCAAGGATGTCGATGACGCCCTGAACCATATCGATGGAGGAGGCGCATGAACCGCCGTGACCTCCTCGATCTCGAGCTGAACTACGCCCGGATGTTGCGCCGTGAGGCCAAGTCCCGCGCCAAGCGCTATCCGGCCTTGGCCGAGCAACTGAACCGCTGGGCAGACGCCGCCATCGGCCGCGCCGAAGCCATCCGTTCCGGCCCGCTCTTCGACATGGAGCGCGCGGCATGATGGATGACCCCCGCGACGCCGAGGATGCGGTCAACGCCCTTCCGCTGAATTTGGAGGCTGAACAGGCCCTGCTGGGCCAGCTGATGTTCGACAACGACGTGCACCGCCAGGTGCATGACGTCGTGACCGCGGAAGACTTCAGCGAGCCGTTCCACCAGCGGCTCTACGCGGCCATCGTTGGGCTGGTGACGGCCGGCAAGCTGGCCGAGCCGACAACGCTGCAGGCTGCCTTTACGGCCGATCCGGCCTTCGAGGAGTTCGGCGGTTTCGGCTACCTGTTCGATCTGGTCGACCGGGCCCCCCCGTCCAATCGCTCGCGGGACTACGCCGCCCTGGTAGCTGACACCGCCGTCCGCCGTCGTCTGATCAAGATGGCGGCCGACGCCATGCATCAGGCCCGCAACCCCGAACTGTCCGGCTATCAGGCTGTGGCCCTGGCGCGCTCCGAGCTTGAAGCGGCCGAGCGTGGCGCCGCGCCCGAAGACGCCTTGTTCGTGAACGCCCACGACGCCGCACTGGCCCGCATGGACCGGCTGGAGCTGGAGATCGCCACCGGCAAGCCCAAGGGCGTGCAGACCGGTCTGTCGTCGATCGACAAGCGCCTGGGCGGCCTGATGCCGGGATCAGTGATCGTCATGGCTGGGCGGCCGGGCATGGGCAAGACGGCCCTTCTCGGCAATGTCCTCTACGGCGCCGCCTTACGGAACCCGACCAAGCTCTTCGCGGGCTTCTCGCTGGAGATGGACACCGACCAGCTGAATGACCGGGCCCTGTCACGTCTGACGGCCACGCATGAGCAGCCGGTCAGCTTTTCCGACATCGCCAAGGTGGCGCCGCTGACCTCCTTCGATCTGCAGACCCTCCATACCGTGAAGGGCGAGATCCCGAAGAACCTCTGGCTGCGAGACAGGGCAGGGGTGTCCGTGGAAGACGTCTCCCGCGCCGTCTGGGCCATGAAGCGCCGCGGCGATCTGGCCGCAATCGGGATCGATTATCTCCAGCTGATGCGCCGGCCGGCCTTGGCTGGGCGGAACGAGGCCTCCGCCATCGCAGAGATGACCGGGGCGCTGAAGACGCTCGCTCGCGAAGCCAAGATCGCGATCATCTTGCTGTCGCAGCTGAACCGCTCGGTCGAGCAGCGGGACGACAAGCGCCCGATGCTATCGGACCTCCGGGAATCCGGCTCCATCGAGCAGGATGCTGACGCCGTCCTCTTCCCCTTCCGCGAGGTCTACTACCTCCAGAAGGCCGAACCGAAGGCTGGGACCGAGGAGCACATGCTCTGGGAGGCCGAGGTCGCCCTTAAGCGCACGGTGATGGATGTCATCATCGCCAAGAACCGTCACGGCTCCGAGGGCTCCGAGCCCCAGCAGTACCGGGCTGAGATCGACCTCATCACTGACAGGAGCGCGGCATGAGCCTGAGCCTATCTGCCCTCCGTGAACTCGTCGCCATCGGCCTGACCGCCGAACAAATCCTGCGCGTGGCCGAGGCTCAGGCGGAAGCCAGCGAGAGCCCGCGCCAACGAACCAAAGCTGCCGAGCGCCAAGCACGATACGAAGAGCGGAAGCGTCAGAAAGCGTCAGAAAACGTCAGTTCTGACGTCAGAAATGACGCGTCAGAAGCTGACGCCTCCCTCCCTCTCCCTCCTTCCCCCCAGACCCCCCAACC